CTTCGATGTACACCAATACACTGCAGACATTATAAGTGCAGCAGGACAGCAGACATCACGGCAGAATGCTAAGATGCACACGTTTGCTCCCTTGTATGGCGCATCAGGCTATGGTCGTACTCCATCCGAGGCAGAATATTACAGCCACTTCATGAAGAAGTATAGAGGCATAGCTAAATGGCATAAGTCACTAGCAACGGAGGCACTAACAGAGAGGAAGATTACTACACCTTCAGGTAGGCAGTTTGCTTTCCCTGATGTAGCTAGGCGAAGGGATGGTACGGTCACAGGCTTTACCATGATTAAGAATTATCCTGTTCAATCTTTTGCAACAGCAGACATTGTACCTGTTGCACTATTGATGATGGAAAAAACTATGAAAGAAAGGGGATTAAACAGTTGCATTGTTAATACAGTTCATGATAGTATGGTAGTAGACGTACACCCAGACGAGCAAGACGCTATGGTTAAGTTGGTAGCAGATGTAGAGAGTAAGTTAGTAAGCACAGTAAATACACTGTGGGATATTGATTTCAACTTACCTCTATCTCTAGAAGCTAAGATGGGAAACAATTGGTTAGATCAAGTAGATTGCTAAAATAGCAAAGAGGAAATAAATATGAGTAATGCAGTAGCACTAAACACAGTAAGCGCCGAAGAGTTAATGCGTCTAACAGGCATGGCTAATGAGGTAAATGGGTCAGGCTCTAAGTCTAAACTCCCACGCTTACGTCTGTGGCACTCACCTTTGATGGGTGTAGTGGAAGTCAATGGTAAGAAAAAGAAGATGGAGGTAGTAGACGCAGGGCAGTATCGCTTAGAACAACCCGATGGCACTATGGTATACGCACCAGAGGCAAATGTACGATTCGTTATGCAGACGTTCATGTACAAACGCTACATCAGTGACCCATCTAACAGCCGATACGTGAAGACACTTATGTCGGATGATCTTAATGTAGATCTTAAGGATACTGAGGGTGGGTTTAACTGTGGTAAGCCAGCAGGTTTTATTGAAGATTGGAACTCTGTGCCTGACAAGATGAAGGATCTTATCAAGTCAGTGAAACGTGTACGTGTATTGTTTGGTGAGGTTAGTTTGATTAATCCCACAGATGCAAAGGGTGAGAGCATTGAGGTGGCACCTTCACCATTCATCTGGGAAGTAGATAACCGTGAGGCCTTCAAGACCTTTGGTGATGCCTTCAAGGACATTGCACGTAGACAACGATCCTTCATTCAGTTCAACATTAATGTGAAGACAGATGAGCGAGAGATGAACAATGGTCAATCCTACTTTGTACCTAAGCTAGACGTAGATTACTCTTCAGATCTAGCTATCACAGAAAATGTGTTGGACATGCATAAGGCTAGTTCAGAGTGGATTACCCACTATAACGATTACATTAACCAAGAGTTCACAGCTAAGGCAGTGGAGACATTGGACTCCGCAGATGAATCCCTAGTTAATGAGTTCATTGATGTGGAGTAGCTATGATTTATCACGAGTTGATGGTACAGAAATACCTTAACAACGTGGTAGCAGGGATGGGTGGCATGAGTCGCCCTGTCCTTGACTGCATAGTTAAGGATGTTACACTAGCTTTGGAGAAGCAACTTGTAGACTCACGCGACCCAGACTTTAGGTTACGTATGTCAAACATAGGTCGTTCTTATTGCCAACTATGGTTTGATAAGAATGAGCCAACTGGTTCCCTACCTTTCCCAAACAACTTCTTAATGAACATGATCCTCGGTGATCTTGTAGAAGCAGTTATGAAAGGTGTCCTCACTGAAGCTGGGGTAGTATGGCAAGATGGCGAACACTTAAAGTTAGAACTAGGTAAGCACTCAATCAACGGAACACCCGACTTAATCATTGATGGTGCTGTATGGGACATTAAATCCTGTAGTCCTTGGGCATACACTAACAAGTGGAAAGACTTTGCAACTGTAAAGGAGCATGATTCATTCGGATACGTAGGTCAGCTAGTTGGTTACAGTACCGCATTAGGCCTTGAAGCGGGTGGTTGGATAGTTGTCAACAAAGCAAATGGGCAGTTTAAGTTTATCACTGCCGAAGGCATTGACATGCAAGCTGAGTTAGATATACTGGAAGCTAAGGCAGATTTGCTAGTAGATGGTGCAGACTTTGAAAGGTGTTATAAGCCAGTTAAAGAAACCTTTAGGCGGGTAGAGACAGGCAACCTTACACTATGCGTTGAGTGTGGCTTCTGTCAGCACAAGTATAAGTGTTGGGATACTCTTGAAGAGCGAACATCTATACCATCTCAGGCAAAGAACCCTGCCATGGTAAACTACATATACATTAAGGAGGCAGAAGAATGATTGACTTTACAGAGAATGATTTTGGTGTAGTGATGCGTCCCTCCCTAGAGGATGGTATATGGGACGGTGACATACACGTATCTGTGTTCAGTCACCCGATGCCTGAGGTAGATAGTATTACTCATGCAGAGTTAATGTATCTAGCATATAAAATGTCAGCTATGATTCAGTTATGTAATGAGAATACAGAAGTAGACAAGGCTCTTACTGAGTTCACTGCAGACATGATTAAGGAATTGAATCCACAAGGCAAAGGCGAGAGTGACGCACCTAAGGTAGAGGATAAAGTAACGGGTGTTAACGGTAATGTTATTACACTGGACTTCAACACTAAGTGTGGGGGTAACGGGTAATGGATACTACGACAGTGAGTGATGTGGTGGAGCATGAGGATGGCTCTGCCACTCTACATCTTGAAATGGATAAGGATACTTCTGACGCTATGATTCGTGTAGGACTACGTAACTTATTCAGTAAGGCTGATGTGTTTATCTTGCCTCCTGCTGAGTATGCTGCACTAGTAGCCTCCAGTAATATGATTGCAAAGCCTGTTACGTATGAGTTAAGTGCCCAAGAAGCGCAGTTACTGCTGGACATAGGCTTTAATTCTACCTTGACGAAGCTTGTTGAACAGGAGTGTAGCAATGAGTAAGGCACAGCAACAGAGGATTCATGACTTAGAAGAGATCATTACACACCTACAAACGGAGGTAGAACTAAAAGATTATTGGATTGAAACCTTTTCTCATGAGCATAAGTATGCACAGGCAGTACAAGATTGGCGTACTGAGGGTAATTTTATTATGGAGAAGGTTTGGATGGCTGCAAAGTTATTAGGTGATGTAGTGGATATGCTAGATGAAGGAGGGGAAGATGCATTATGATTGCACAACATGTGGGCACCCCATGGGTGTATCAAAAGAACATTGTGAGGTATGTAGAGAGGTGAGTATGGACACGTTAGATGATGTACTAGAGGATCTAGTTAACCACCCCAACCACTATAAGTCAGCAGGAGAAGGCACCATTGAATGTATAGACGCTATACAGTCAGCCCTAACAGATGCAGAATTCAAAGGCTTCTGTAAGGGTAATGTGATAAAGTATACGTGGCGGTCAAACCGCAAGCAAGATGTAAGCACCAACCTTGAGAAGGCACGTTGGTATCTTTCAAAAGCACTGGAGACATTATAATGGAGTTAAGCATTGAAGGATTCACACCACCTGACATTGCATTGCTAATGAAGAATGTCTACTACTTCTCTGAGCCTGTGGATACAGAAGCGACAACACCTATTGTGTGTTGGATCCTATCACAGAATATGTTACCACGTAAGGATCGGCCTAAGTACCTACACCTAATCGTCAACAGCCCTGGTGGTAACTTGTATGATTGCTTCGCCTTGATTGATGTGATGCGAGGTTCATCTATCCCCATTTATACTACGGGGCTAGGATTGGTAGCCTCTTGTGGTCTGCTTCTATTTATGGCAGGAGAGAAGGGGCACCGAGTACTTACACCTAACACATCTATCCTATCACACCAATACTCAGGAGGTGCTATTGGTAAGGAGCATGAGTTAGTAGCAGCACAGAAGCAGAATGAGTTGACTACAGATCGTATGGTAGATCTTTATAAGAAGTGTACGGGCCTATCTTTAAAGAAGATACGGGAGATACTACTCCCTGAATCTGATATGTGGCTATCCGCAAAAGAAGCAGTAGCTTATGGTATTGCAGATAAAGTGAAGGAGCTTAAATGAGATACCCATTAAAGAGACCAAAGAAGCCTAAGCATCGTAAGGTAACACATAGTATATTGGCAAAGACTTGTGGAGTTAACTGTAAGGTTCTCCCACCTGAACCATACCACTCATGGAGTGACTACTTAGTTACTAACCGTGATCAGCCAGCACCATATCGTTCATGGCTAGAGTTCCGACTGTTTGCAGATGGCCCTATGAAAGGTGTAGACTATGAGCCTATCAAGGTAGCATATGAAGTGATAGAAAATAGGAAGTACACACCCGATGGAGTACTGGGTAACATCTGGTTTGAAGTGAAGGGCCGATTCAGAACACGACATGAGATGGATAAGTACGTCCATGTACGCAGGTCAAACCCCCTCAGTGAAATCGTCTTTGTGTTGCATTCTGAGTGCGTAGCATTGCCCGGAGCAAGGAAGCGTAAGGATGGATCAAGACGGTGTATGGAGGATTGGTTAGAAGAGAATAACTTTCAGTATACATATGAGAAAGACATGGATAGGTTTATGAGAAAGTTAAAGAAGGATATTAAGTAGTGGAATATTACATGTTAATTGTAATAGGTATACTATGTATCGGCAACATTATACTAGACTAGGGGAGGAACCTAATGCACGTAACAAATAAGATTCTTTCAGACATTACCGTCTTCAGTAAGTATGCTAAGTATATACCTACACTGAGCAGACGAGAAACATGGGAAGAATTAGTAACTCGTAACAAGGATATGCACAAGCGTAAGTACCCTATGTTAGTACAAGACATAGAAGCTGCTTACCAATTCGTGTATGATAAGAAGGTGTTACCTTCAATGCGCTCCCTACAATTTGGTGGGGCACCTATTGAGCTAGCACCTAACCGTATCTTCAACTGTGCATACTTGCCAGTGTCGGAAATAGAAGCCTTCTCTGAGACAATGTTCTTACTGTTAGGCGGTACAGGTGTAGGGTACTCAGTACAACGTCACCACGTATCTCAGTTACCTGAGGTGACAGGGCCAAAGAAGCGTAAGCGTAGGTTCCTAATCTCGGATAACATAGAAGGTTGGGCAGATGCAGTGAAGGTACTCATGGAGTCTTACTTCAATGGGTTAATGGAAGTGGAGTTTGATTATAGAGACATACGCCCTAAGGGTGCAATGTTAATCACCTCAGGTGGCAAAGCTCCCGGTCCACAACCATTGAAGGATTGTATCCACCAACTACGCTCTATGCTAGACACAGCCATTGGGCGTAAGCTAACTACATTGGAAGTGCATGACCTCATGTGCTACATTGCAGATGCTGTACTAGCTGGGGGTATCCGTAGAGCAGCACTTATTAGTCTGTTCAGTATGGATGATCTGGATATGATGTCATGTAAGGTAGGCACTTGGTATGAAGAGAACCCACAGCGTGGTCGCTCTAACAACAGCGCAGTTATACTGAGGCACCGAGCTACCAAGGATGACTTTGATAAATTATGGGAGAGAGTAGAACTGTCAGGGTCTGGTGAACCTGGGGTGTACTTTAGTAATGATAAGGATTGGGGGTCGAATCCGTGCTGCGAGATCGCATTACGCCCATATCAATTTTGTAATTTATGTGAGTTAAATGTAAGTGATATTGAATCACAGGAGGACTTGAATGAACGATCTAAAGCAGCTGCCCTTATCGGTACGCTACAAGCTGGCTACACTAACTTCCATTATCTCAGGGAGGTGTGGCGTGATACTACAGAGCGTGATGCTCTTATTGGTGTTGGCCAAACGGGAATTGGTTCTGGCGTTATACTTTCCTATGACCTCATGGAAGCGGCTGAGAAAGTTAAAGAGGAGAATGAGCGTGTTGCTGCTATTTTGGGCATTAACTCTGCTGCTCGTTGTACTACTGTTAAGCCTTCAGGCACCTCTAGCTGCGTACTTGGCACCTCTAGTGGTATTCATGCTTGGCACAATGACTATTATATCCGTAGGCAGAGGCTAGGTAAGAATGAAGCACTGTATAGTTACTTATCAGAGCATCACCCTGAACTAGTAGAGGATGAATACTTTAACCCTGAGAGTCAGGCTGTAGTGGAGATACCACAAGCAGCCCCACAAGGCTCTATACTACGCACTGAGAGTCCTTTAGAGTTACTTGATAGGGTACGTAGGTTCAACACTGAATGGGTAGCCACAGGCCATATAGAAGGTCAGAACACCCACAATGTTTCATGTACTATATCCGTCAAGGAAGGTGAGTGGCCTCAAGTAGGTGAGTGGATGTGGAAGAATCGTAACACCTTCAATGGCATATCGGTTCTACCCTACCATGGAGGTACATATAAGCAAGCACCTTTTGAGGACATTAGTGAGGAGAGATTCCACATGTTAGCACAGAGCCTACACGAGATTGATTTGACTAAGGTGGAGGAGTCAGTAGATAACACAGACCTAAGTGGAGAAGCTGCATGTGGAGGAGGTGCTTGTGAATTGGTTTAAGGAGATAGCATGGGGGATAGCAGGAGGTGTTGTACTGACTGCTGCAGCTATAGTGTATAATAACTATGCTAATCCTCCGGAGCCTATCGTGTGTATGCAAGATGCACCTATTATATACGATTGGAATAACAACTTAATAGTGGAGGGCATGAAAGAGTGAAGAAGGACGAGAAGGGAGTGTTCCGAGCTGAGGTCTTTGTAGTACCTACACTGAACCAAGAGGAAGGGACACTAGAGTTAGTATCAGGTATTAAGATGGGAGATATAGAAGAGGTATTACAAGGGAAGATGTTAGAGCTAGAGGATATGGCACTAACAGAATACTTAGTAGAGCAAGGGTGGACTCCACCACCTAAGGTGTAGCACTAAAAAGCCCCAAAGCTAGCGATGGCAATGGGGCTTTTCTTTTATAGTGCTTTATCAGTAACTGCTTTATTATTAGTATGTATCTTATACGTAGAAGTCTCTGTAGCAATAACAGTACCATCAGCTGCTTTGTACACTGCCTCTGCCCCAGTACCTTTGTTATTCAAAGAGTACGTAGCAATTTTAGTATAGCCTAAGTCATCTGCTGCTCTGTTGTAGTCATCAGCCCTACGCTTAACTAGCCCTGTCATAGCACCTTTCTTATCAGCTCCTTTAGCCTTGTCTTTAGCACCAAAAGTATCCAGCATAGAAGCCATAGCCTCTTTGAACTTTGCCTTACGGGCAGTAGGATCCGTGAGTTTAGCTGCTGCCTTAGCATTAGTAACTACACTCACACCTAGACCATAGTTCCATTTGTAGCTAGTCAATGCTTCCTTCACACCTTTAGGGTATGTAGCCCAATCAGGATGGTTAGCCTTGAGAGTCTTAATGTGAGTAGCTAGAACTGCCTTAGCAAATTCCTTATCCTTATAGGTGCCATCCTCCTTCTTATATAACTCCCTATCTACACCAGCAAACTTACCTTCCTCTACCCCATACGGATATGTAAGTACCCCATTTACGGTGGTAGTTTTAGTACCTTCACTGGAAGCAAACCAATCAAGCATATTGTCTGCATGTGTGGTAGCTACAGGTGCCATGATGCCCTCAGGCTCCACCACAGGCTCTGTAAGAGGCGTTACCTCTTCAGCTATAGCTGAGGTAGGGGTAGTAGGTTCTGCCTCTGACACCGCATCTTCCTCAACGAAGCTATACCAATTATTAGGTACCGATATGGATTCCCCTGCAGATACCTCATCCGGAT